TTAGAGCAGTTAAATTTATTAAATATATGCTGTTTATTTAAAAATGAAGTAAAATTTATTTATGTCTATATTACAATCAAAGTTTAGTTATTTTGATAAAATTTAATTTCTAGGAATTGAGCTATTTTACAAATTCTAGCTAGTTGATGAAGTTAAAATTCGTGTATTTGATGACAATAGGCCATGTTTTATTAATCGACCTCGAACAATATTTCGACTGATTCCAAGCAAATTAGCTGTATGAAGTTGATTTTCGTGGCAATACTCAAAAGCAGCTTCTATAATTTCTGCCTCTAGTTGATTATCTAAATCTATAATACCTTGTTCAAACCACTCAAATAATACCTGTTTTAATGATTTATCGTTCGATGGATACATTTGAAAATTACTTTCATATAAAGATAATCTATGTTTAAAACCTGTCAATTGAAAATCATCTACTTGAATAATATCATTTTTACAAACCAATAATGCATGATGAATTGCATTTTCAAGTTCACGGATATTGCCGGGCCAATGATAATAGTGACAGAGTAATTGTTCAGCTTCTTCACTCAAGGTGTACTGAATATTATTGGTACGATGCTTAAGCTTTTGTGAATATTCATGAATAAAATATCGTGCTAAAGGTAATATATCACCTGGACGAAGTCTAAGTGGCAGGATTTGTAATGAGGCAACTTTAAGTCTGAAATATAAATCTTCCCTAAAATTTCCTGCATACACCGCATCTTCTAAATTTACATTTGTAGCAGCAATGACACGTACATCTATTTTTTTAGTTTGTCTTGAGCCTAATCGAACAACTTCATTTTCCTGTAGAATTCTTAAAAGTTTTACCTGAATATTGGGAGATAAATCACCAATTTCATCTAAAAAAATGGTCCCACCATTTGCAACTTCAAACCAACCCATTTGATTTGATACCGCACCAGTAAAAGCCCCTTTCTCATGTCCAAATAATTCTGTTTCAGCCAAAGTATCTGACAATGCACCACAATTTACTGCAACAAAAGGTTGATTTTTTCTGTGTGATAAAGCATGAATTTGACGAGCAACCAATTCTTTACCTGTTCCGGTTTCTCCATGAATAAGTACGCTTGCTTCACTTGGTGAAATTTGTTGAATATATGACATCAATTGTTTAGAGTTCTTATCTTCAAATACCAATGCACTTGCTTTAATACTGCGAACAAGCTGGCGAGATTCAGGATGTTTTACAATATGCATAGAATAATCCCTCTTAACAATTAAACTTATCTGCCCTTTTGAAATTTTGAGCCTTGATTTTATTTATAATCGTTTGCACACCAAATAAATACCAATAAGATTTAGTGATAAAAATATTCAATTTTCATATTTATAGAATTTTTTCTTGTTATATAACTTATGTTTCTTAATGTATTGTTGATTAATCAACAGCCAATCAACATTTACTGTTATTCCACATGATGCCTTACATTAAACAATATCATCAATATGTTGATATTAAAATGTTTTTTATTATGGCTTATCTTTTGCTATATAGGTCTTCTTATTAAAAAATGAGTCAGGAATATAATATGAATATATTAAATCATCCTAAAAATATCCTTAACCTAGAGGATGTTGTCACTGTAGCAAAAAACTTACTTGAACAATTTTCTGAAACATCAATTCAACGTGATCGGGATGGTGGTACACCCAAATATGAGCGAGATCTTATTCGTCAAAGTGGTTTACTTTCTTTATCAATTCCTAAAGAGTTTGGTGGTTTAGGCGGAGAATGGCATGATATTTTGAACGTCGTTAGAATCTTTGCGCAAGGGGACAGCTCAATTGCTCACGTGTTCGGTTTTCATCACTTATTATTGGCGACAGTACGATTGTTTGGTGAACCAGATCAATGGCAGCATTGGTACAGAATGACAGCCCAGAAATCGTGGTTTTGGGGAAATGCACTTAACCCTCTCGACCGTCGTACAACTGTTAGATTTTTAGAAGGGTGGTATGAATTCTCAGGTAAAAAAAGCTTTTGTTCCGGTGCAATAGATTCGGAAATGTTGATCGTATCAGGGGTTGATGAATGTAGTGATATACTACTCATCGCTGCAGTTCCAACAACTCGATCTGGAATTACGTTATATCATGATTGGGACAATATTGGTCAACGTCAAACTGATAGCGGAAGTACTATTTTTGAACGAGTACGTGTCGAATCCAAAGATATGTTACTTCATCCCGGCCCGCTCAGTACGCCTTTTGCCAGTTTACGGCCACTCATCGCCCAACTGGTTTTTATCAGTATGTTTCAAGGCATTGCAGAAGGCGCCTTACAAGAAGCAAAACTATATACCCTCAAAGAATCACGTCCATGGTTTTTAACCAATATTGCATCTGCCAACGAAGATCCTTATATATTACGTCATTATGGTGAATTCTGGTTACAGCTTGAATCATTACGTTTGTTAAATCAAAATGCTATTGCCAAGTTACAGTGGGCTTGGGACATTGGTGAAACGCTTACAGCACAACAGCGTGGTGAAGTTGCTGTCGCCATTGCAACAGCTAAAGTTGCTGCAACACGTACTAGCCTAGACATTACTAATAAAATTTTTGAAGTGACAGGTGCAAGAGCAACACATGCAGGATTACGCCTTGATCGATTTTGGAGAAACGTCCGTACCCAAACCCTACATGATCCTGTTGAGTATAAAATCAAAGAATTGGGACAATGGTTACTCAATGAACGCATCCCAAAACCCTCATTTTACTCATAAATATATTTATATAAAATCAATTATTTAATTTTATATAGCATGATCATTACAACTGATGAGGCGACTACAGGATATTTTCAATGAGACAAGATATTATTACTCTCCCAGAAATTACGCAGAGAAGTTACTCTCATAAAGCGACTGCGCAAGTATTTAATGATCCAAAATCTAAAAAATTACTTGAATATATTCAAAAAATTGCACCAAGTGAAGCAAGCGTACTCATTCATGGAGAAACCGGAACAGGTAAAGAATTGGTTGCACGTAAAATTCATGAATATAGTCATCGACAAAACAAGCCATTTATTGCAGTAAATTGTGGTGCTTTTTCAGAAAATTTAGTTGAAAGTGAATTATTCGGACATGAAAAAGGGGCTTTTACAGGCGCACTATCAAGTAATGCAGGTTGGTTTGAAGCTGCGAATGGAGGTACTTTACTCTTAGATGAAATCGGAGATTTATCCAGACAAGTTCAGGTGAAACTTTTAAGAGTTTTACAAGAACGAGAGGTTGTACGGTTAGGATCTCGTAAAAGTATTCCAATTGATGTTCGTGTTTTGACAGCCACTAATGTAAACCTTGAACAAGCTATTATTGCTGAACAATTTCGTGAAGATCTTTACTATCGTTTAAATGTGGTAACACTAGATATTAAACCACTTAGAGAACGGCGTGGAGATATTTTACCTCTTGCCTTGCATTTTATAGATAAATATCATGAACAATTAGGTTATAGCAAAGCTAGCTTTAGTGAAGAAGCCAAAATTAAACTAAACGAATACTGGTGGCCGGGAAATATTCGTGAGTTAGAAAACATGATTCATCATGCCTTACTGATTAGCTCTAATGGTGTTATTCATGCTGAAAATTTACCTTTTACCAAGTGCACACAAAATCCAAAACCAAACGATAATAATGCAGAAAAGAAAACGCGAGAACTCCATACTGATCCAAAACTTAAAGAGGTATTTGAAAATTTATTTAAGAAAAATCATGGACATGTGTATTCTAAATTTGAAGAAGAACTGCTTAAGGTTGCTTATCAGTATTGTCAACAAAATCAAGTCAAAACAGCTGAATTACTTGGATTAAGTCGAAATGTGATCCGTTCCCGCTTAATCGAACTAGGAGAACTTATTGTAAATAAAAGACTTTAAAGGTTTGATTCCCTCTATTCGCAACCAGACTTTAAATAGTTTTTCAAAATTATTAAATTTTAGCTCACTTAATACTGCTTTAAATTTAGTGTCAATAATTAAAATAATATTTTTTGCGTTACTCTAAACTTGATAAAATATTCCGTAATGTAAAGCCAAGTTACACCTGTAAATAAATTTAAATAGGTTTTAGAAGTGAAAATTCTTGATTGGCTTGAAAAATAAAAAATGGTACGCTCGGCGGGACTCGAACCCACGCCACAGGCTTCGGAAAATTAATATAAATTAATGTTTTATAGTTATTGCTTTCTTGCAATACGTTGAATATGGGAATTAAGCTATTCTTTTAAATATTTAGATGGTTCTTGGTGTCATATATTTTTATGATCTATACTCATTCTTGAGTAATGAAGTAATATTTATAAAGTCCCTAAATTTATCAGAGACTTATGTATTTTTTTTAAAGTAATCTCTTTGATTTTTTATTTGATATTTATTACTTATCAATGTAGCTGTTAATTTTTGAGATGTAGTCTGGTGCATCTTCCGCAATAATTTTTCCATAATGTTTATAGATCATGGTCGTATCTGTATGGCCAAGCTGGTCTGCAATCCATTCTGGTGGAACTTGGCCACTGGATAGTAATTGGCTGGCAAAGGTATGTCTGCCCTGATTTATTCCTCTATGCCGGACTTTGGATTTTTTCAGATGCTGGTTCCATCGATACCGCAGCTCACTGTATTTATAGTGGTACATGGTTTCATGATTGATCCAGACGAAACGTACTTTTTCTTTTTTGAAAGTATGATTATCTCTTTGCATGACATTTATGATCTGTGCCTTATACTGGCCAGTAAGCTGGTATTGAAGTTTTAAGGCCTGTATTGCTGGCTGTAAAAGTTTAATTTGTCGTTTTCTTCTCCGGGTTTTTGTTACCCTATAGTTGTTTCGTACCCATCCTCTCTGGATGAGTACAGTTCCATTATGTAAATCTATATCTTCCCAGGCTAATGCCAATTGTTCCGAAATGGACAATCCGGTCCACAATAGGCATGGTAGTAAGTTTGCGATATCAGTATAAGCTGTCGTATTCAGTAATTGGTTTATTTCCGCTTTGCTAAACGGATCTGGCTCCGGAGTTTCTTCCTGTTGAATTGATATATTCACGAATGGATTGTATGTAATACGATGTTCATTACGCCAGACTGCATGGATTTGAGAAAGGCGAGTAACGATTTCCCTTATTGTTTTTGGCTGTAATTTTTGCTTAAGTTTGCGTATCCAGTTTTTTATTTCAGTGGTATCAATATCTTTAGGGTGGATTTTACCCCATCGAGGTAGGACATGGAGATCCACTTGAAAACGATATGAATAGAATGTACTGGGCGATACTTCTTTTTCCGTATTCAATTTCCAGATATTGGCATAGTAAGAAATAGAGTTTTTTTCAACATATTTTGAATTTGGAAAATGACGTATCAGGTCGAATGTTCCCATCTCAAGTTCAAGTTGTATCAGTTTGGCCAGCTTTTCGGCTTTTTCGATATTTTCAGGTGTTTTTTTCCAGGCAAGTGTTTCTTTCATGATTCTGGAACCATCATTAATCCAGATCCGGAGGCTATTACCTCGGATTTCTAATCCGGCAGACATAAGTAAACCTACATTTAAGTATCAGTAAAGATTGTGGGATATTTTAATTGAACGCACTTCCGGCCGGAGGTGCGTTAGAGCTGCGCTATTACTTACAACAAATCATCATCAAATGATAATGAAGAGTCTTGTGTTAGTTTGCTTAATTGATAATGAAGGGCTGATGCCAGGTAATTATCATCCGTTCGTTTTAAAATCCATTCGATGTCCCATTCATCCAGTGATGCAATTGATCGACCTTTATATTTACCCCAAAAAATATGGGTGGGAATTCGAGCCTGTTCTGAAAACTGATATAGCTCTTCAAAGGATTGAATATTTTGGTCTTTTACAATTCGATAAAGTAGGCTAAATGTCGTTTTACAATCATTTAATGCCGAATGGGAGTTTCTAAGACTTCGACGTGTAGCTTTCCGATTTGAACTAACATGATATGCCAATGCGGCAAGATTATGGGCTTCCAAATTTGGCCAGACATAGCGAGCCATTGCCAAAGTACAAATTGGCCGGAGAAAGAATGTAGGCATAGATGCTCTTTGAATAGTTTCTATATCGTAATCGATATTGTGACCAATGATATAGGTTGGAATCATATCTTCAGGAAATTGAAAAGCTGTATATGGTTTACAGTTTTGAACATCCGAATCCAAAATATGGTGGACTGCCATTGCGCCTAGACCAATGGGTTCACTGGGTTTGTAACGTTGGGAAAATTCTTTCTGTGTCCTGATCAGTTCTAAATGACCACCTGTTTCGATAAACTGACAGCCAATACCGGCAGCTTCAATCAAATCACCATGGAGTTTATGGGTTTCGGTGTCAAAAATTAAGGCTGTCATCCTAAATACTCCTGACTGTTTTTACTGGAACATAGTTCTCTTTACGGGCTTTGTCCTGATTTTTTAACAATTTAATATTTCCGCCATAAACAATACACTGAGCTGCTAAAATTGCTTGAGTCTGTGCATGGCGGTGATCTAAAGCCTCTACACGTCCAGTTTTTAGCCCTTGATCAGTTCTAAGTCTAAAAGAGTAAATTGAGGTTTCCTGCATGATTTATCCCTCCAGTTCCTGATTTTCCCATTCAAAATCTTCACCAAGTTGTTGATGATTATCTTGATCAATCAGAATCATTGAAATAATTTCATAGTCTTTTAATCCATCTATAGTGGCTATTTTTTCCAGACAATCATGTAAATTTAAAAATTCACCCTCAAAAGAACGAATTTCACTTACAGCACATGTACCTAAATATTTGATAGCCTCATCATGAATATGACTGCCATTTAAACTTTTACGCATTCGAATTTGATATTTTTGCATTACTTATGCTCACTTAATATGGGTTTGCTTGTGGTACACCATCTAGCATCTGCAAGGCATGGACACGAATTTCTGTGGTGTAATGTTGTATGCGATTCTGGTCTGTCCAGGATCTTGTATATAAAGAACCTTCGATATAGACCTTGGCACCTTTTTTTAGGTATTGAATGGCAATTTCGCCTAGTCTGTTATGAGCCACTACACGGTGCCATTCTGTAGATTCTTTCCATTCACCAGTATTACGGTCTTGCCATTTTTCTGAGGTTGCTATGGAAAACTGGGCATATTTAGAGCCGTTGCCAAATTGTTTGGAGAGTGGATCTGCACCAAGAGAACCAATCAGGATGACTTTATTTACTCCTCTCATTGATTTTCCTCCTGTGCTTCTTCTCTTTTCTCTTGAATACACTCTTCAAGGTGCTGAATACATCGAGCTTTAGAATGAAAAGGACCTTGCCAACAATCACCAAAATAAATATCCCATTCAACTATTCCGTATTCTTCAATTCGATCTAATTGAACTTTTCCAAAAAATGGAACGTCATGGGCAAACCAGTGTTCATTGTCATCTGTACCAAATTTAATTTTTGAATTTTGAGTGATCGCTTCAGCTTTATAGACTTCTTCCGCATATTTAATCAGGTTTGACACTGGCGTACCTTTCATAAACCAAGTCTGATTGATCATGCAGTCTTGATCGAGTAACAGATCCTCTTTTTTAGCTGCTTGCCATGTTTGCTCTATGGCATACTCTAAGGCCTCATCTAAGGTTCTCTCAATCCAAATGTCATGCGCTTCTTTACGGATTTGGGCAGCAACTTCAAAATAGTCAATGGTCATGATGATTGCTCCTTTTTATACTTGACTCCACAAAATGGACAATATGTAAAATGCAAACTGAGTTTAGGCTTGACGATTCGTTCAGTTCCTTTTTTTGTCATAACAGTTACTGAATTAGTCAGTTCAAAATATGCAACAACTGCCATATCAGGAAATGTATAACCGAAATTTTTGTTCATTGTGGAGCTATGATCTTTCCCTTCAGGATATTGCTCTTTAAGACGCTCTAATATTTTTTGTTCAATATCGGGCTTACAGCTACAAACCATGATTTTATCTCCTTATATTTTCGATAAAACTTTGGCTGTTACACGTAACATGTCGACGGTAACTCCCAATTTTTCGGCAAAAGTGGCCAAGTTTTTACGGTCGAGAAAATTGCAAGCCCAGTACAATGAATCACCTTTGCTTTGATGTGATAGAAATTGTTGGGTTTTCTCTGCAATGTAAGGTTCATCAAGTCCATTTTCTCTAAATGACTCAATGATTAGGTGTGCAACATAATTTAAGGTAGAATTTTCGGACATAACTTTATTCCTCACTGGTTTGGGTTATGGCACTGTCCTTCGTTGGTAGCTTGGGACAGTGCACTTTGTTTAATTAAGGCTGTCTGAATCGGGATATATCTCTGCCAAAACCGTTGGTTTGCTCTCCTCTAAAAAAATCTTCAGGCGGTACTTTCAGCATGGCTTTCATTAAAGCTTCAAAAATTTTTTCCGCTTTATCTTTATCGTTAGACTCCCGTTTAGCACGTTGTTTTAATTTTTCAAGCAAATCAGGGCTAACCTGTGATATTCCCAATAAATTATGCAATTCATCTGCGTATGCCCATTGATGCACCATATAAGGTTTTACTGTTCCTACTATTGAGTGGAAAGCATCATGACTAGCACAATACGTTACTGGTGCAATGAACTGTCCATCTACAGAAACCAGAATAAGATCTCTCTTTTCTTCTGGTAGTACTCTTGGATCGTTAAAAATAGTTTGATTGGTCATAATAATTTCCTTGTATTAATCTCGGTTTGAGACAGGTTTTTCAAAAATCCAGCAACGTTTAGAGCTACTGGTGATTTTGCTCTGGATGACTTTATTGGCTTCAATAAAGCGGTAGTGCAAACTGTGACGTAATGCATTCTGTAATTCGTTTACATCTGGCAAGCTGTAGCGATAATCAGCTGCGACCTTGTAAAGTTGGGCGAAATTAATGGCGAACAGGTCGGATCTGGCAGAGTGGTTGACGACGCTGTCATGATGCTGTGGGTTGTTAATCGCATCTTCCATTTCTTCGACCGTGTTCCAGAAGTTTTGTACGATGGTTGAATCGGATTTAAGGATTTTGTCCCGATTTTGTGCCATTACAATGAGTTCTGCGTGTACCTTTTTCTGCATTTGTTCGGGTACATCAATGATGTGTTGGCACATGGCATCAAATAAAGCCATAAGTTGTGCATGGTTATGGACCACCCGAGATACTTCTATTCCGAATTGTTCCTGGTGTAAGTAATCGTCATGTTTCTGCAGATTAAGATCGTATGTCTCTAAAATATTTTTTTCTTTGGCCAGGCATTGCAATATAAATTGACTGACATTCTCCGGTTCATATTTTGACAAACGTCGTGATGCATATAATCCAGTTTTTGTAAGTTGGTCTTTGTAGAATTTGACGTGGACAATACGTCCCATGACTGCTTCTGATGCAATGATTTCGGCATTTTGGCTGATGATGAGCGTTCCCATAAATGGTGGCTCATAAGTTTCATTACCACCATTTTTTACACCCTGCGCTCCCAATGAGCTGCCGTCGTACAAAGTTTTAAGTGTATCCCAGTTAAATTGCTTGGCTGCGGTTTCCCCTTCCCGATCTGACTCAATCAGGACAATTGGTAAGTTGGATACTTGCCTGAAGGTACGGGTTAAACCGGCTTTGGATGTTTTACCCGGGTTTGGATCAATCCCTTCGTAATTGACCCTGCCAAACAGTTTCCATAGAAATTGCAGTAAGGTGGTTTTCCCTGTACCTGGTTCTCCGACCAGTTCGACAAATGGAAATGATTTGTGCATTTTACGGATTTGCTGGGCAAATAAGCTGCTGAAAAATGCAGTTAATGCAAGTAAGCCTTTTACTTGGTATGCATCAATAAAGTCAGTGATCCACTGTTTTTGGTAATCTGCTTGGTTAGCATTAATTTTTAGATGAAATGGTGCTTTGCATTTGAGGTTTACATGTCGTGGTAACTCGAAATAATCCTCTTTATTGATTTTGAATTGTTTGCCTGCTTGATAGGCTATGTCACCAATGACGTATGTTTGATGCTCTGCATGGTAGCCGACATAGTTGATGAGTTCGACCCGTTTGATGTCTGTAAGTTCTCTCTCCAGAAATGCATCAAGTTGCTGGCTATTGCCCCTATAAAATTTACCCGGTGCAATGTGTAACAGGCGTTTTTTAAATTCTGCTGCTGATGCAATATGGGATGCACTGAAGGTATTTTTGACAGTTTTACCACCTCTGGGAAAATCGACCTGAAAGTAATAGTCGGCTTCGTCAATTTCCTGCATGTATTGGTAGTACAGCCCTTTCGGTAAACAGTCCATGAGTAGTTTGGTATCGGCTGCGTGGAGTATGGCAGCATCACGACGTTCGGCAACTGCCTGATCTTTTTCTTCTTTTACCCAGTCTTCATTGTCATCATCAAAGTCGATGCCTTTCATATAGTCGTCATATTTTTCCATGTCAAGTTTGAACCAATGAACTTGTTTATGAAAATCAAATGGAAAAGACTTTGAACCATAGCGTTTATAGATAAGTATGCCTTTATCCACAGGTTTTGCTGCGATCAGTAATGAACCGTAATATTTATAGGTTTCAAGATCGGTAAATTTGAGCCGGTCTTGTTTGTACAGATCATTCCAGTCGGTTTTTTTACGGCCACCGGGTGGTAATGCTGCTTCACATTCAAAACCATCTGATATGGCTTTTTCTATGTTTTTAAGGATTCCTTCATGACCAGCATTGTCGTTGTCGAATGCCCAAATCAGTTTTGGTAAAGATTTGCCGGCTTCAGCACATTTTTGAGCAATATGGTTTAAAAATATGGATGGATAATTTCCTGCGGCCAATGCTGAAAAACTGGTGATTCCGGATAGCCATAGGGCGATGGTGTCGAAAATACCTTCTGTAATCCATATTTCTTTTGATTCGATATAGTTTGTATTAGGTGTGGTCCATGCATGATGCTGTGATAACCAGCCAAACTTAAAGGTCGTTTTTTGTAGTACGCCATGGTCATCAAGAATGCGCTGCCACCAACCTTCATTTCCTTCTTCATCAGTAATGGGAAAACGTAGGGTGATTGAGCCTAGGTTATGTTCTTGGCTTTTATAATATTCTTGTGAATAGTTGAGTTGTTTAAGTTGATCGAGTGGAAATCCACGGCCTTCTACCAAATATGCATTAACGGTTTTGTTGGGATCTTGCGGAGTCGGTTGAAAGCGTTTTTCCCATTTTTCAAATAGATCCGGATAGAGATCTCGGACATGATTTTCTTTTCCGCAGTGATTTTTACGTGGACAAAATATTACCCAAGGTTCATCGGCAAATGTCCATGCCGATGCTTCCTTATGTTTGCAATCCGGACATCTGCCACGTAGTTTATTGTTGCCTTTGGCTTTAAAACCATAGTCATGTTCAAGTCTTTGTAGAATCAAAGCCTGTGTTTCTGGAAACATCATTTTCAATAAACTGCCTTAAAATAAATGCCGTCTGCGTTTAACTTCTTCACCTGCCAGATGCAGTAATTTTTCTTGGATACGTTCTCTGGCCAGATGCTCTATGGTTTCTTCAACTGTGGCAAAACCAAGTTGTTTCTGCACTTCCTGCACAATTTTTAGTTCTTGTGCTGAAAGTAAGATCTCCTTTTCATGCATCGCTTCAGCTCCTAGAAAGCTGTTCTTGTGCGCCTTCACTTAAATATTTACGTAATTTAAAATCCTCTTCAGGATCGTCGATTAATGTCGTGATGGCCTGTTTCATGACCATTTGGCGAATGAGTACGCCAACTTCCACACCCGTTAAGTTTGATGCTGCTGTGAGTAGATCGGTTTCATCATTGGTTAAGTTGATGCTGAATCGGTTGTCACGAAGTTGTTTTTTAATGCGCCTTGGTTGAATTGACATAGCTTTACTCCTTCTTCATGTTTGATTCTTCTTTACCCTGATAGTAGATCCGGGCAATGACGCTAGAACGGCTGAGGCCGGTAGATTTGGCAGTTTCATCGATTTGCCTGACTTCCTCCTTAGGAAGATAGACAATGCATGAAACACGTCCACCATCGATCTTTTTGGATCGCTGGCGATTTAAAGGTGAAATTTCTGTACTCATACAGTATCCTACGGCAATAGTGATTTGCTGTGATTCACTATAGCATAAATATTTAGTCTTTCAATCCATAAAGGGAATATTTTTATGCCTGAATTAGATCCGGCCATCGGAGTTGAGATAGGTAAACGATTTAAAGAGGAACTGGACAAAAAAGGGTTAAAGGCTAAAACTTTGTCCAGGGAAATCGGTGCCAGTGAAAATACGCTTGGCGTATATGTGCGAGGTAAAATTCCCGATCAATGGTCGTATTTGCATAATCTGCATCAGCAAGGTATAGACATTCGTTATGTGCTGTTGGGGATTGATCCGGATTATGCCGGTTTGACCAGTGAGGAAAGTATTTTGCTGAAGGCTTATCGACAATTAAGTCCTGAAGGACAAGAGGCTTTGCTAGGGCTGGGCAAGGCGTATGCGAAAGATATAGAGAAGAAATAAAAAAACTCACCGGATTGTGGTGAGTTTTGGGAACATCATATATTACTGGATACTAAATTGCGGTCTTTTTCCTAAGGCTTGCAGTGCAGCCATGACTGTATCAATCTTGGTGCTATGGCCAAGATTTACAATACGCTGTACCTCCTGTCTGGGTTTATGTAACCGCTTTGCTAGTTCTGCTTGTGATACGTGTTGTTCCAACATGGTATTTAATAATAACACTTTGGACCAAACACTTAGTGGTAAAGCGATAAGATGCTCGCCCTCTTCAGCTTCACTTGGCATTGGTACCGGACGATTGTCTTCAAAGTAGAAATCCATTGCTGTTAGCAATGCATCTTTTGCCATATCAAGTGCATCTTCTAGATCATCGCCACAGGTAATCGCTTCCGGAATATCCCGGAAAGTAATGTTGTAGCTATTGCCTTCTTTTTCAAATTTTGCAGGATATAACATCGTATTCTCCCTATCATGATCAGATTGACGGCTTAAGTTGAACCGCCCCTCTTACGAGGGGACGTTCATTACTTAAGACCTAATTGGCGTTTGATCGCTTGTTGCGTACCTGTCGGGATCTCTTTCGAGGGATGACGTGGTATTACACTTTGCTTGCCATTAAAATAAAGTTTGATGTGATTTGCACCTTGCTTTGTTTCAACACCTTGGCCAATCAGCCATCTTAAGAATTCACTCTGTTTCATAAAACACCGTAATTCATCAGATGACAAAGACATTGTAATCATTAATGATTACAATGTCAACAAAAAAGATTACAAATCATTCTTCAATGGATTTTTGAACGACCTGCAGTTTTTGCTCCATATCCATGAGTTTGTAGATTAAGTCTGTAGATTGATAGGTAACATCTTTACTATTACCCTGCGATTCCAGCGAATTACGCCAGATTCTAATGGCACTTAAAGTCATGTCTAAATTTAGTTCTGCATCATTTAAATTTTTCATATTGATTTCTCTAGCAATTTGATTTAATTGAAATTGCCAGACTGTGACTTTGGTACTATTCCATATTGAACTAGTGATTTCAAACTCGCCATTAAACTTGGGATAAATTAAATCTTCAAAAGCCGGCCGGAGAATTTCGATATTGAGTTTCTGGTCGATTTGTTGGTCTTTGAATTTTTCATGCTGGGATATTTCCCGGATAAGATCGTTGATTTGATCCGGGCACAGGGACAGTTTGCCTGTCGATGTATCATGATTAAAACTAAATTGTGCAGATACGGCACGATCAATCAAGCTAAAAAGTTGCCGGCAGAGTAACTCGCTCTTTGGATTAGTTGCCTGGACACGGGGTGCAATTGGCACGTATGGGATGATGTTGGTGTTCATTATTTAAACTCCCCAAAAACATATTTTGAGGAAGACTACCACTACACAAAAATTCAAGATTGAAAAAACCAAGTTTTTTAAGTTTTTTTTCTGAAGATTGTATTTTCGCTGTTTGATGTATGCATCTAAATCATAAATAGGGGTGTGTTCGACCACATGAGATTTAATTTTCATGTTCTGATCCTTCTGGTAAGTTTGTTGTAAAACCTACCGCCATTATTTTCGACGATAATGGTGGTAGGTATAGTTCATCAATGATGATGTTATTTTAGCGTTTAACCAAATTTGCGATATTGCGTGTATTCCTCTTTAGTTAGTTTGGCGATATACATGTTGGTCTGTTGAAAGGCAAATTTGGCATCTTGTATCAGGACAATATCCTGGATTTGATTGAACCAGTAGTGGCGCAAATCCAGAAATTCATTGTTTGATAAAATTATTTTTGGGAATGCTTCAGGAATAAGGCATAAAAATCGAATACGGAATTGTCTGGCTGTTTGGAAATCAGATTCCAAGAAAATCGCAGGGAAAAGCGTCTGTACTCGCTTACCTTGGTGATTATAAATTTCACAATGGTAGCGGACTTCATACTTTAAAAAGTCCTGTTCCATACATACAATTTTTAGGCTGAAATTTGCTTGAAAGCTTGAGGGTTGAGCATGAGATGTATTTTCCATGTTCTGATCCTTCTGGTAAGTTTGTTGCAAACCTACCGCCATTATTTTCGACGATAATGGTGGTAGACCGAACAGGGGTCGAAAACCGTACCAGAAGCAACGGCCAGCCGTGAAGCTGCCCTGCCCGATCTACCATAGACGAGTCTATCAGATCAGACTTTTTTGGCAAAAAAAAGCCGCTATTGAGCGGATAATTTCTGCTCTTCTGGTTGATTTACAGGTTTCGACGCCTGTACACAGATTTTGCTGTGTATTGTTATAGTGCATCACTATGTTGTAAGATGTCAATAGTGATGCACTATAAAAGCTAAATTGCGTTATTTTTCCAAGATCCTAATGAATCTCGATCAAAAAATAATATTTCCAAGTTTTTAATATCTAAATATTCATAATCTTTTTTATCAGAATTCCATGTCTTTATTTTAAATATTTTTTTAATTTTAAGATCCAGTCCAGCAAGCTGTTCCTGCTTATACTTAGAAGAAACAGAATAAGCAATTTTCATATTATTTAAAGAATCTCCCCTAACTTTTGATATTAAAGCTTTAATGATATGTTCATCTTGCTCACCTAATGCCCAACCAAAAATTGTAAGATTTTTTGGATTTTTCCTTTCAAATGTTGTCGAGGGTATTAAAGCGTTTGGTATATATTCCTTATATACTGTATTTAAATATCTACTTCGCTCTATCGTTTCTATTTTTTTCCCTGATGTTCCTTCACTTACAAATATTGGTGAATATTCTTGGCTCTCCCAATTAGATAATATTTCTTCCAGAAGTTCACATGATAGATTGTCTCCATCAGGTTTCTTTCGTGCTACCTTTAACTCTTGTCCAGTCTTATTCTTATTTAATGCAAGCATTCCGTGTGGGTAAGCCACAATTCTGGACGTTTTGTTGTTCTCAGGATATCTTTCAGAGAATAAACTCTTATTAAATTTTCCCCCGTAGCCAAAACAGTCTTTGTAAACATTATTTTTATTATTTTCATTTAAATAGAGGATAGTCCAGTAAATAATAAGATCATAATTCAAAGGAAATATGAAGCTAAAATTTTCAATAAATTTACCAATATTTTTAAAATTTACCTTTGCATAATTAGAATGTACATCACGAACTAATGTAATTAAAGCATTACTAATAGATTTATATGCTCGTGTTGACTGATTATCTTTTATTCCTAAATCAACATTAACTAAATTAGCATAAAATAAAGTTCTTAAAATTAGTTCAAAATCTGTAGTGTCAAATGTTTTAAATAATTTCAAAACATCTTGGCTTAGTAGCCCTCTATCTTCTGCCTCTTTCTTCAGATTTTTATAATTAAAATCCTCGCTTACATTTCTGCTCGCACCATTACCTAAAATCAAGGTACTATCTTCAAAATGATCTTTAATATCATCCCAATTATGAATAATATAGTTCATATATTCCTTTCCAGAGTTAAAACATTTCTGTTATCTATTTAAATTAATCAATAATCAATGGTTGACCACTTTTTAGAATAGCCAACTCTTCATCTGTAAAAGTTAGAAAAACCGTAATTGTAAATCCGTCACTTTCTATTGCCTTAAAAATACCTTCCATTTTTCCCCCTGAAAAATCCTGATCAATTTTTATCTCATTTTCTAGATTGCCCCAAATAGGTCGAATGCTACGAAAAGTCTTTATATGGTCATCAACAAGATAAAAAATAAATTGATAAACATCCGTTTTTTTATCTCTGACTTCTAAAGGTACAGCCTTGATATATAGAGGTAAAAAAGATGAATCCTCTGTAATCGTAGTAAATTCATGCAACAATGTCTCAGATATTTTCTTTTCGCCAAGTTTCTTATTTCTAAGATAATTTAACAACCATCGAATGGCTAATGGTGTCAACTTTAGATCGGCATCATAGCTACTATACCGATTGTAGAAGAACCCCTTATCCTGCAAGGATTGTATCTTTTTAAATGTAAATTTAACCATAATTTTATGTTTAATTTCTTGAAATAGTAATATTGCTAAATAGTGCATCACTATGTCAAGATAGCACATTGCTATTTTTTAGAATATTGTATTTATTGGGGAATTTATAATATGCGAAAAAAGATTTTAGGATTTTTTTTAATCTGCCTACTGGTAACGCCTTTGGCATTTGCACAAAGTGCAATTGAAGTTGCATTCGGTCTTAAAGTGAAAGGGCTTGATTTCATTTACCCATTTGATGAAAAAACAGATCCAAATGAACAACTCGGTCGTCCAAATCAATACATTGAAAAAGTTTCATGGCCAGATCCTTTAATTGATCCAAAATTTGAAAGTGATGGATATTATGACAGTGACATAGACCCTATTCTCTTTAAAGGTGGAACACTCGAAAAATTCAAAAATCTAGCTGACCGAGACCGAAGATACAACTATGTGAAAAGTGTCCATCTCTCAGATCCTACAACAAACCAGTATATGTATAAGAAAGGCTTATTTTTACTAAGATTGGATAAAACATTTACTCCTACACAAGCCAAAGAATATGAAAAAAAGTTTAATCAGGTGGTGAAATAAATGATTTTTAGTGAGATAAATTTTAGCTCTATATTGACGCCAATTCTTTCATTTTTAAGTATTGCAGGGGTAATTGTTGTTTTTATCAATATTTTTAAATTTTTGTTTTTACCTTCCTATAGGCTTGAACTAAATAGAAAAAAATATCAAACCGATGCTACTACACTTGTTGATTATTATGAGAATGTTTATCTAAAAAATCAGATAGATCCTAAACCTAAGTTTATACTTCAAAAGGAAACCAATGCTGCTTTTGGAACACGAAATTTTCCATACGAATTAATATTTATGCTTTTTGATCGTGATGTAAGGGATGTTGAGCTACAAGTTAAAGCTATACAGAAACGATGGTTCACTATAAAAGTGGACTACGATAGAAATAAAATTGAGTGTTTATTTACAGAAAAAATGATTAATAAACTTGCCATCATTGCCTCTGGGTTTTACTTAATTCTATCTATTTTAATTATTGGCATGGCTGCTGGATATATATGGATATTTTTTAAATCATTTAACCAAAATTGGGTAATGACTATATTATTTCTGCTTATTTTATTGTGCGCATATTTATTTAACATACTGGGAAACTTGAAAGGTTTAAAAAAATTAATTGATCAATGATTTAAATTCTACATTTCTTGAATTTTAAATTTGTTGTAATAAATAAGCCAAAGCACATAAGAAAGGGCTTGCTGCAATAAGCAGAATTGCAGTACCAATACAAAATCTTAAATATGGTGATAAATTACCTTCCATTTTTACGCCCTGTTTGAGATGCAATTCAAATTTACCTTTGGTAAACTTATTCATAGGTTCTACCCTTAGTCTGTTAAGTGGTGGAAACAGAAACCTCAAAGATTGCCGTCTTTGGGGTTTTGTTTTTTATGAACCAAGGATATGTGTAAGTATAATATTTGTCTTATGTGATAGGTTGTATTTGAATGATTTACAACTGGTTTTATCAATCATGAGAGGAATATTGTTGTTTATTCTTCTCTTGATAAGTTTCCAAGGTTATTTTAGGATTAGGTATAGCACTAGGCGAAAGCTGATGAGTAATGTCGATATTGCCAGCACAAGTATATCCACATTTGATATTTGTACATTGTAACCATATCTGTTTAAGCAAAATGTGTTGTCTCTTACTTGATCTGATTTTAAGTTTTTCCCCACAATGTGGGCAGTTCATTTGTGGACTTCCAGCCATTTCAATTCACCGCATAAATTAATATTCTATTATAGATTATTCGGTTAAATATTTGTGCTTTAATCTCTTTTTGAATACTATTAGTTCGATTTTTTCGGAATAGAAAAAATGTTATGCACATGATCAAATGTCGATGCTGTTATAAGCTACTGGCAAAAATTGGGCAGTACGATTGTTTGGAAATCAAATGCCCTCGTTGTAAAACCTTAAATATTTTTTCGAGCACCTTGAGTGCCTTACCTGAATGCCCTGAGCATCCCAATACAGGTAAGATCCATGACACAAAACCTCTCTCCACAATACAATCCTAAAGGCCATAGTTTCAGTGGTTGGTTAGGTGGTAAATCACAACTGGCCAGAACCATTATCGAGATGATGCCGGAGCATCAAACCTATGTTGAAGTCTTTGGTGGTGCAGGATGGGTATTGTTTAAAAAAACGCCCTCCCCTGTCGAGTTGATCAATGATATTAATGATGATTTGGTCAATCTATACCGAATATTAAAATATCATTTTGATGCTTTTCTGACTGAGTTTGAATTGCAACTATTCTCCAGAACAATCTTTAATGATTTAAAACACGCCAAGGAAGGTTTAACTGATATTCAACGTGCTGCAAAATTTTATTATTTACTGCGGGCAGCGTTTGGTTGTCAGCTGGATGGAACATTTACATATTCCAAGGATCGATCCAATCGGATGCGATTGGGTGAACGATTACGTGAACATTTGCAGTCGATCCACGAACGTTTGCAAAACGTGATTGTCGAAAATGCCGGTTATGATTATGTGATCAAAAGAATGGATGCGCCAGGTACTTTGTTCTATCTTGATCCGCCCTATTGGGATTGTGAAAATGTGTATGGTAAAGGAATTTGGTCAAAACAGGATTTTTACGCCCTGAAGGAAACACTGGATCAGATTCAGGGCAAGTTTATTTTAAGTTTGAACGATGTCCCTGAAGTTCGGGAATTATTTAAAGATTATTCTATGACTCATCGTAAGATACGCTGGTCAGTCAATGCCAAAGCTGCACATGAAGAACACAATGGCAATGAGTTGATCATTTATAATTTCTAATTATCTTGATCCTGTTTGACTTGCTCAAGCATGTCTTTACGTGCATTAAGCCGTGGTAATTCACTTTTTAAGCGTTTTTCTGCGGCTTTTTTACTTTGATACACACGATTAATAACTTTTGGATTAGATTGATCGCCCAAGGTTGTCCAGTAGCGTGGGGCAAGTTTTTTACCAATGGTATATTGTACTTTTAAACCTGTATATGGTTTTTCTTCCAGTGCATTGTGTGCTCTAAATTTGCCTGTTTCGAGATCCAATAATGCATATTCTTGATCAAGACGTTGCTGGGCTGCTGCTTTGGTCACATAAAGATAGGTAAAATGCTTGGGATTGGCTTGATCGCCTTTAGTCAGTTTTACAGCTTTGTTGCCATCTTGATAATAGACCACTACTCCTGTCCATTTCTTATCTTTTTCAGATACAAATTGATCTTCAAATAGTTCCGAGACATCATCAGCATCCGGGAAGAATAGTTCAAGCTGTATATCTGTGGTATATCCGCCTGAGCTGTCGAGATTGTCGATAATGGTTGTGCCTAACCAGAATACTTCATCAATCTGCGCTTTGAGACCGTCAAATAAAAATGTCATTTCGGGAATGAGTTCCGGATTGCCTAATGCCAGGCTATAGCTTAGGGTTTCTGATGTCCGCTTCAGATTGTTGAGTTTGGCTCTGGCCGCAAATGTGGCGGTGTCTTTGTCCCTATGAATATGACGTAATTCTTTGATGTTTTGATTGCTCTCATCACCAACCAAGACTTCCAGTTTTTTTGCCATTTTATCATCGTAGTAAAATGCCCGGACTGCGGTAATTTCTTCACCGCCATCGGTACAGCTATAACGGTGACTATCACCGTAACTGCGTTGTATCAGGAAAGTTGGTAGTTCCTGGCCAGAAATGGTTTGGCTTTGACCTTTGGGCATAAAAAGTAAGGTACCATTTTTGATGGTGGCAATGGCATCATGCTCATCTGCCAATCGAGTGAGTAAATTGGCGTTGGATTCGTTCTGATCCAGATGGACAATTTTACGTGTGGCCAGCTGCTCGTGAACAGATACCTTAAGTTCATTTTCAAATGCGATGGTTTGGACGATATCTTGTAAGGTGATGTTATCAAAGCTGCGTTCTTTCTTTTGTTTTAGGGATTTTTTCATATCTGCACTGGTGGCACGGATGCTGATGACATCCGGTGCGCCAGCGTGTTCTATTTCATTGACGATATAACGTCCTTTATAGACCAATCCTGTAGCTTCCCAACCGATCCACACATCAATAACTGCATTTTTACTGGGTAAATCGAGTAAACCGTCATGGTCGGAAAGTTCCAAACTAAGGCTGTCCGACTCCAGTCCACGTTTGTTTTCGATGGTCATGCGGATTAGGCGATTGTTGAGAAAAGAAGAAATATCGGTACCGTCCACTTTAAGTTTATAAATGGCTCGTGGACTGGCATTGAGTGCATCGGTCGCAAAGATTGATAGTGAATTCAGTATTGTCATAATGCCAATCCAATCAGTTTGCTGGCGGTTGAACCGATCAAGGTACCGGCTTTCTGTACTTGCTCCAGTTGAATGGTAAAATCGATTTTTCTGGGTAAACCATCTTTAAAGAAATAGGTTTGAGTTTCCTGTAAGTCCTTGAGGATATATAGACCATAGACTTTACCTGTACCTGAGATGAGCGGAAAGGCTTTACCGGTATCGCCCATAGTGCGTAATGCGGTGATGCTCATCTGTGAGCCAAACTCCGGAACGATACTGCCTTCCAGTGTAATAGTGTCCTCTCCCCTGCCGATAAATTGATAGGCCGGCATATCACCGACACGGGAATTACTGGGATGTCGCCAGTTGGTGCTACGTTGTAATTGCTGATAGGTTGCGGTCGGAATTGAAAATGGGAACATGCCAAATATCATCATCATTTTGTTTATTCCTGATCTAAATAACTGTCTCGAATACGTGCAGCTTTTTCACGGTCACGTTGATTGAGGAGTTGCTCAAATTGCTTAAGTAAATTGTTGACCGGCTGTCCCGGTGCTGCATGGATCTGGACGGTAATGGTATCGCCTTCGATGGTAATACCACCTGAACGTGATTTGCTGGCCACAGCTTGTCCGGGTAAAATTTTTGCGACCAATGGGGCTGCTGTTTTGACTTTGTCCATAGCCGGGCTATTAATACCGGCAGTAAAGAGATCCTGAATTTTGCTGTATTGGTTTTTAAGCTGTGGGAACTCCGACATTAAGCCTAAATGTAAGCCTTCTGTGATATAGCCACCAAAGCGTTTAAATAGACGGCTTGGGCTGCGGATTTCATTTTTCTTGGTGAAAAAATTTGGAATAAAACTGGTCACTTTTGTCCAAGTCGATTTGAGTTTATCAAACCCAGACATAATCCCATTAATTAATCCTTGAATAATATTTGCACCAAAATTAAAGAATTTTCCTACTAACCCTGCAACGATATTCACCAAACCAGCAAGCCATAAGCCAAAAGCTTTACCACTGGAAGTTGCACTGTCCAATTGTTGCTTGGTTGCTTGAAATGGCTGAAATAATTTACTAACCCATTGCCATGCTGTTTTAAATGCACCAATCAACCAATCCCATATTGGCTTAAGTGGTGTTAATGCTGAGCCAATCGTCTGAAATAAAGGGGAAAACGCTGCACTTAATGGAGCTATACCTTCGGTAAACCCTTGCCAAAAGCCAGTGAAAAATGCTTTTATTGGTTGCCAGTATTTATAAATTAAAAAAGCTGCACCTGCTATTGCTGTAATAGCCAAGCCAATTGGATTCATCAACAAAGCACGTCCAAGAAATAATATACTTTGTGCTGCTAATCTGATACCTGTTGCTAATGTTGTAAAAATTCCGACAGCTCCACCGCTTAAAACAGACCATAATCCTAGTGCAGCATTTTTAAGTAAAATTTTGGAAGTACCAAGTAATCCATTTACCCTAATAGCATTTGAGGCTGCAAGAGTATAATTTCGTAAAGCGGCAATAGTATTTTTGGTTAATGCAGTTGCAAACAACCATGCTCCTCGAGCCGCATTTATAAATGATGTATATACCTGTACACCAAAAGCTTTGGTCATCGCCCAACTGTTTGCAATGACTGCTTTTATGATATTAGGTAATTGTCTGAGACGGGATATGAAATCTTTGGGATTACTGGTAACCCAAGCTGAAGATAGCTTTGCCCTAAGAACATTAGATAAAATAGAAACTCTAGATATAATAGAATTAAATCTGGTAGTTAACGCCAGAGATGATGTGCTAAAACCACCAAATATTTTAGTTAGAATGCCTCCTTCCACACCCAAAGTTTTCATCACAAGTCTTAAGCTTAAAATGCCCAAGATAAGCGGTGAAAACACCACTAATAAGCCACCTATGGCAATTAATCCTGCTGCAATGACAAGTAAACCAGTGCCAAATGCTTTTGCCAGTGTCGGATTTTTTTGCATCCAAGTGGTAAAGCCTTGCATGGCATTGGCAGCCATAATCATGGCTTGGGTATAAATGGGTAAAATCATGGTACCAAACTGTAAATAGGCATCATGCAGTTTTGCTCTTGCTTCAAGTTCTTTACCTGCCGTGGTATTAACGGCTTTGGTATTGAGTTGATCAATATTGTCTGCCCCAGCATTTAATTTAGAGTTTTTATGGATCTGATCCCTTTGATCATACATCGTTGTAAACAAGTTAGAAGCATTTCGGTTAGTAAACATACTTCCTATTGCATCATGGATTGCGCCTCTTTCTGTGATGCCTTTTTTTGCCAATGCAGGTAGTAAAACTTGTTCCATCCATGCAAATTGGTCTTGTTTAAATAATTCTCCGCCCTTTAACGCACCAGGATTTAAATGGGCGACTTGCCCTACTTTGTCATAAGTAACTTTATCACCGTCAAGTAAACCAAAATCAGCCATATTTCGAGCGGCTCGAACTGTGGTACGTCCTTGATATATGTTTTGATATGCTGACATGGCCGATGTACCAAAACGATCACCTCCTAGTTCCTGTACAATTGGTTCCATCTTGTAGTAAAGAGCTTCATTTGTTAATCCTTTAACCGCCACCCCTCCGGTCTTGATGGCATTTAGCCATTCTCCAGCCTGTACACGTCCACCAGTAGCAGTAATGACCTGTTGGATAATGTTGGCTTGTTCCTGAAAGGCTTTTTCACTTTTTAGGCCATTACGCATTTCAATGACTTTAAGCATATCCATGAATTTCTTTTCATTTTCTGCACCCTGTTCATTACCGTACATGGCTTCGTTGGCAAATTTCATTTTGGCCAGTGTTGGAGCAACCATTTGTGCATGATGCACGTCCGCAAAGGCTGTAACCCCATCTCGTACCAATTGAAGATTATCAAGCGTAGATGTACCAAAAGTTTTCATTGCCTTGGCATATTTGATGGCTTCATCAGTCGACTTTTGACCTAAACCTAAAGATGCAATACGGGCTTCTTCAATATCTACATGTTTACTTTCTTCGATTGGCTTACGCATCTGATACATGGCAGCCATACCTGTGGCAGTTGCCCCTGCACCATACATCGCTGCTGTTCTAACATTACCAGCATATTTTTGATGATTTTGCTGTATCCGATTAAGATTTTCCAATTTTGTTTTTTGATTATCAATTGACGTATTGGCTGCTGTAATTTTATTTTTCAAATCTTGCTGATGTTCTGCAAGATTTTGTGACTTCAAACCAGTTTCATTCAGCTCATTACGCAATGTGACTAAGCGTGGACGTCCTTCAGTAACGACCTTGGTCAATTGTTTTATCTGGTTCTCTGCTTTTTTTAGTTCCTGAGTTAATTTTGCATCAGGATTTATGGCCAATTGCTCACGTAACGATTGCACTGTTTTTTTATTACGCTCTAACTCAACAGTAGCCTGTTTTACATCGTCTTTGAGCTTTCTAAAAGTATCAACTTGTTTTTGTTGATCCTGTAATTTTTTTAATTCATCTCGGGTATTTTTTAAGGCTTTGGCAGCAGCATTATTGCTGCCAACCATCATTTTTAATGCTGGACTAAGATTGTCCTTTGATCCAAAGATGACTTCAAGTTTTAAGGGCTTCATTCGGCATCGTTTCCATTTCGTTCAATGGCTTTTTGATGCCATTGCATCAACTGACTAACTGACATGGCATCGTAATATTGTGGTGGCCAGTGAAAGACCACCGCTATATTTGCAATGGCATCTTCTACTGTTGGCGTAATACTTCCAATCGTATTGATTTCGGTTGCAAAAAAAGCATGATCGCTCCACCGATTTGTGCCAAATCTGCCGGATCTAGTTGAATCACTTGTGACTTGGTTAAGGATGGTGTGCTGATACGGGGTAAAACAGTGCAAATTGCAGTGACATCGCCCTGTAGCAGATCCGCAATTTTTACACCTTGTAATGCCTGGACATTTGGCTTGCGAATTTCAATCGATTTGATTTCAAGATTACCCATCATTACCGGGCTGTCTAATTCAATCGTTTGTACGTCCGACTGGATGGCTTGGGTATTTTCGGTTTGTTGCTCGGTTTGCATGATTCATGCTCCATAAAAATAAATAAAAAAACCTCTGGCGATTGGGGAGTTCACCAGAGGGTTGGAAACTATAGACCGATGTTGTTACGGTGCTCTTCTAATAGATCGACACCGTTGACGACTTCTTTAATACCCACAATATCAATTTCAATGATGGTTTCACCATTGATGGAAAGTTTGTAATAGGTCCAAATGGTTTTGATTGTAGTTTCTGTGTCATCACCGGCTTTGGCGTTACCAAAGTCGATTTCTTCATGACGGCCACGGACTACGATTTCGACGGCATCAGTTTCACGGGTATCGTCCCGTTGATATGAGCCTGCAAAACGTAAACCCAATGCGGATACTGAGGCAGCACCGAACTGTTGTAGCACCAGTTTATCTAAACCACCGAGTTTCCACGTCATTTCATTGACATCGTCGCCTAAGCCTAGATCGACTTTGACATTGCCGTTCATGCCACCACCACGCCAGTTTTCCAATTTGCGTGATAGCTTGGGTAAGGTCACCTCTCCGGTCTGGCCAAGGTATGAATTACCCTCATTATAGAGGTTCATCATTTTAAGTTTTTTGGGTAAAGCCATGATATTTATCCTGTAGTTACACGAGAGGCAAAATCCACCAGATAACGGTCGGTAATGCGTTGACGTAAGGTAAGGTTTTCAAGCGGTGGAACCGGTGTGTAATCGTAGTCGATATAGAACTGGCCAGATTTCAGCACTTCCTTGGTATTGATCGCTGGATCGAGCCAGCATTCGCCACCCAGTAAGTAGTTACCCAATGTCAATTCTCGGAGTTTTGCATTGATACCTTCGATAATATCTTTGGCCAGTCCTGGCGTTAGTGGTTTATCGACTGCCCACATGTGTCCTTCAGCCATGGTGTCCATGAGGATTTGTGCGGTACGAGTGTAGTTTTCAAACGCAAATAGCGGATCATCTGTACAAGTACGAGAACCCCAAAAACGAAAGCCGTCACGCTGAATAAGTGTGGTGATGTCGTTCTGATTCAGATAACCGGCATCTGTGGTTGGATCTTGAAGTTGCCAATAGACATCTTTACTGATTCCAGTCACGCCATTAACTGCAATATTGGATAAGGTTTTTTGCCAACCTGTGTCGTTGTCAATTTTTGCTCGCAGGCCTAATGCCCGGGCTGTCGCATCAAATGTGGTAGTTGCACTGGATGCTGTGTCCCAACCCAAAAAATCTGGCCATAACACCATAGCTTCACGTGCACCAAAAGTCTGACGATAAGCGACCGCCTCTTCTTTGGTTTGACAGCCATTTGCAGAAATATAAGCAAAACCACGCAATGATTGAGCAATACTGATTAATGCAACTGATACTGCTGAAGTGTCTAGACCGGGGACGCCTAGAATACGAGGTTTAACTCCGAGTTGAGCTTCCGCTGCGAGTAAGGCTTTCATTCCTGTGTATTTGCCGTTTACAGTACCGCCAATGATTGCGGAGGTTTGTTCTGCTGTAGCAGATTTTTGCTCTACACGTACCACGACCGTGGCTGCATTGCCCTGGTCTGCAATGGCCTGAAGCGAAGGTGCCAGTGTGCCAAGTTCACCTGCGTTGTTTAAAGCCGATTGAACATTGGTAAGCAATACCGGACGATTGAGTGGAAATTTTTCTGCATCAGCATCGGAAGCAGTACAAACCATGCCGATAATTGAACTGGATACAGTTTGAATGGGACGGGTGCCATCATTGAGTTCTAATACCCGGACACCGTGATGATATTCTTGTGCCATAAAAAAGCCTGTGAGCTGGATGTTTTCAGTTCACAGGCTTACAAATAATACGTTCAATTGCATTGGGATGAAGTTGTATTTGAATGATTTACAACTTGATTTACTTCCTCATCAACTTCATCACATCCGGATTATCATTTAAAAATGCTACCAGTTTTTCTTCAGCAGATTTTTCTGTCTGTTGCGTTGGCTTTGTGATGAGTTGCCAACTTTGGCCGTCAAACCGTGGCCACTGATCTTCTGGCCAGGCTTTGGGTGGATGAATTTCGGTTGAGTTGGCCGGTAATAAAAATACACCCGGCTCTAATGGACTTTCGTCTGCTTCAGTTGTGCCTGTATAAAGACCTGCGTAATTATATTGATAAACTGTTTTGCTCATTTCACACCTTGCTTAATATTTAATGCAATACAACATTGCGACGTTGCGAGGACGATTTTCGTTAGCCGTCGGTACAATGAGTGAAGCATCAAAGCCGACTATCGGCTGTGCAGATTGTCCACCACGATCCGTTCCGTTAGTTTTGCCAGTATCGTAAAATGCTCCAGATAAAATCCCACCTGGAACACGGTTATCATCTGCCGCAGAAAATTGCCCTGTAATATTTCTGATCGCATCACTTTGTTTTGAGCCAATATTTCTATTTGTATCAATTCCTCGTGCATCATCAAAACCTCGAATAAATTCTGCACGTAAATCCGGAAGATTAAATGTGTTGACGTTATCACCTGCACCATAAATTGTGCCAATTGCGGCGAAAAGGTCTGTATAAACTGTACGAGATACTGCTGCTCCATTGGCTTTGAGATAGCCTACCGGTGCTGTGGTATTCGCAAATGCAATAATCGATCCGGCAGGTAATCCATTTGCCCGGCTTTCTGTTTTGCTGAAGACATCAAGATTGGTACGTGCTGCGGTTTTATCAGGGACATCACTGAGATTATTGGTCTTGGCCAGGGGATATGGAATAGTACCCAATGGATCATTTTGTACAGCAAGTATTTTTGCACCGGCAGTATAAGATTTTCCTAAAACGATTTTTGTATCTGACTGTACTTGCCAACCATCACTACCGGTTTTATTGCTGATCCTGTCGCCATTTATATATACCGCCAGCCCAGTTGTCGTAATATTGGCCAATGTCACAACGGTCTGATTTGCTGCTAAAGTTTGTTCTTCTTCTACCGTACTGACATGCACATCCGCAGTACTCGGATCTGACCAGACTGTATCACCATCTGCATTAGATGCTTTTTTTAAAATCTGTCCGGTTGTCCCTCCAGGAAACATGTAAGCCGGGGTCAGTGTATTAATAATCCAACTTTGGGTCGCAATGACAACGTTCGGATCAATCTTTAATTCAATGCTTTCTGCATTACTAACAACAAATGGAATGCGGAAGCAACAATCTGATGAAATACCTGAGTCGTCTGCCGGTTTATAAACGTCTGGAAGATTGCCAACAATAAATAAATTTCCATTGCTATCAAACACACCGACTTCACGCATTACAAATGCGTCAATATTGGCCGGAACGATCAATTCAAGCGTAAAGATATTGTCGTTTTCAGGATCTTGAAACACCCGATTGACAGTACTGCGGTAACATTCTCGAACCAGTTGGGTTTGTGCTGCATCGGGTGTGGTGGCATAACCGTTTCCATCGCCAACGGCAAAATGGGTCAAGCGGATTTGTGAGCCGGTTGTTGTTGCCTGTGCCAATTGTTGCAAGGCTGATGTTGTATATATAGATTTATAAATCATCATGTATCCTTATTTTTTATACATATCTGCTTTTGCCGGAAGGGTTTTATATAAAAGATAGAGTGCCAATCCTTTTAATAATTCCCCACTGTAGAAGCCATAAAACATGCCGTTATTTTCTACCCCAGAACCAGTATTTAAACGTGGAACTGCTGTAATACATCCGTTCATGTGGTGGCCACCAATGCCCGTACTCTGATAAAAATTCTGAATAAATCCTGCGCTCATTTCGATAAAATTTGGCAATGTTTCCAGTTTGCAACCGGCAAAATATGCAAGGCATGCACCGGATAGCCAAAGCCCGGCCATATCAGGCTGAAAGCCGTAGTAACTAAATTTTGGGACACCATTCACATCCCAATCAGTTACAGTCATGCCATTTGCTTTGGACGTTGTATATAACCATTGCAGCCAGTTTTCGACATATTTGATCAGATTTATCGGGACTTCTTTATTTTGCAAAACCAATTCATACCAGGCTCTTGCAGCAGATGAAAAGGCTCTGGCCTGATAGCCTTGCCATGCGTGTGCATGCCAATGTTTAAAGATCCAGCTATCTGCTGCACCATAGGGCGTGTTATCCCACCGATTCCAGACATACGCAGCCATTCCGGGTCCTAGCTCGCCATACCAGTTGTAATAAGCAATCTGTGAATCGTATAGAAAATCCACCATGTTATTTAGCTTGGTTTCATATTCCCCGGCAGTGTCTTCAATCGTCCAGATAAATGGATGCATATAACCGGGGAAAGGTAAGCCTCGCCAGCCGTTATACACGGTAGAATTTACACTGGTGTTGTTGGCATAGGGAATAATGCCCGGAGTGTATGCTAGATTTGCTCCGAGATAATTGCTGATATAACAGTCCCCAACTTTTGCAGTTAATCCTGTAGCACTGGTAAATTTCAATCCAAACAGGACTGTATATGCCACATTATCTGAGAACGTTTCCGGAACATCATTGATGCAATACCATTGAAATGTTGTGTTTGCCGTCATCGGCAAAATCACCAGTTGCGTAGATCCCAATGTGTAATTGGCCACTGTTGGTTTTGTACCGGTGTTGGTTTGATATGAATCAATCGTTAAATCGCTAATCGCTAATGCATGCGTTACAACTTTTGTCGTTGCTGGAAGTGTCCAGTACCAGTTCCAGCCGTCATCGTCAGTAATTCGTAATTTTACTGCTGCTGTTGTTGAGTAGCTAATTGAGTTCACAAGAACTTTTGTGGTTTTTAAGCCCCAAAATCCGATGATATAACCATCCGATGTTGCTGGCATAACTGCCTGGCAAATCCCACCGGCACGGTTGTCGTGTAGCATACCTTCGCCCCATGTTACCGACTTAATCGTATTGCCATAACTACTATGTGCATTTGATTTGCCAGTGATATATTCAATCCCTGAAGCTGTTGTGGTTTTAACAAAAGAGCTAAGTTTTACGTTATATGTTGTCATTGATGCTGAAGATGGTAACGTCGCAGAATATTCGGTAACTCCTTCTTCATTCTTATTCGGACCGAGTTTAAATGTACAGGTGACCGTTGGAATGTTGCCATCACTGTCGACACATGCATAATTTAGTACGATATTTGCAGTATTATCGACTTTCCACCAAACTGCTTTTTGTTCAATCGTATGTTGTACTGCGACATCCGATGCGATTGTGATATATCCATTTGCATCCCGGCCGTAAGTGACTGAAACAGTATTTGGATAGCTGTAACCATAAGAGGTTCCATCGGTAAATGGCGTATTGGCCGTGAGATCCTGGCGAAAGAATTTATCTGTTAGATCAATGTCGGCATAATCATTACAGACTTTGATTGCCGTTTTCCACATGATGCGGTATTTATCTTCACCTGTGATTTTGTAAAGCAAATAAGCTGCATCTGCGAACCATTCTTCTGCATCGCTGGCTTGTTGTGCATTCCCATTTGCAATCGGGACTTCACAAGGTTCTTGAAAGATTAGTTCATTGCGCTTGATCAGATAGCCACCATGTTCTACTGGTACTCGACAAGTGAAGTTGGTCTTGATTTCTCCATTAACGCTGCTATTTTTTAAACAAATCGTACCTTTTTCTGCGTCACTATGGCCAGTGGAAACAACCTGTTTATCTGAATTGATCTTATATCCCTGCCAGTTAATGATCCAATCCACATCATATTGTGTTCCTGCGGTATTCCAGTCCACCACACCTGTCGCATCAATATGTCTGACTTCTGCAACTAACGATTGCCAAGCAAGATGACCAATAAATGCATACGTCGCTTTATCAAGATACTGCCCAAAATAAGGGCTATCATGCGGAATTTTAGCAATACCGTTCACATAATTTAAACTTATGCCTAAAAATCCGGAAGCACTTGGACTGATCCAGTCAATCGGATAGTGTGATAAAAAAGGTTCTTTTCCATTTATCGCCCAATGTGCAATCATATTTTGTGGTTCGGCTGGAATGTTTTGTCCGAAATAAAACCAATTCATGTAACCATCAAACATGGTGATTGCACGATCTAACCAATACTGTTCTTTTGTTGCAAGATAACAATAGGCATAACCTAAAATCTGGATTGATTGTGCTTCACTATACGCTGCGCCATTCGGATAACCTTGCATGGCACTTTTATTTGAAAAGTGTAGTGCATTTGCAATAATTTCATCTGGGTTAATTAAGTAATGCTGTAACTCTGCATCTTCTGTCAAACCTGTCGCATTGATTAGAAAGTGTTCATGACCTTTAATCATTTGCAAAGCATTTTGATAATATCCGTTTGTCGACATTGTTGACCTCATTCAATCCAGCCTGATGACATACTGCCGTACCATGATTGACCGCCATCGGTAGTAAATAGATTAATAATATCGGTAACATTTGGATCAAAGGACAATACCGGTTGTCGTCCTTGTGACCATTTAATATTGCTTGCCCACGTCACTTTTCGATTGCCGACCGCATCCTGTTTTAATAACAAATTGACTGAGCGCATTTCTGCCTGATCTGGAGAATATGTTGCAAACTGAATCTGTGTTGCTGCTGTTAATACAATATAAAAATTACTGGCTTGTGTAACATCAATTGTATGATTGCTGGCACTTGTAAGTGTTTTATACAGATTAAAGCTATGTAAATATTCAGTACGATTTAATAACTGTTGTGCTTGGTTGTTAAATGTTGATGCTGAAGCCGGATCATTCGTTTCCAGCTTACGGACATTTGAGAATTTTTTTTCTGGGGTTAAATTACTCATTTTATTTCACACCATTTAATAAATATGTGCCATCAATGCTCCAGTCACCATTTAAATGCCGGCCACCTGTAGTAAATTGATATTCCATGTCATAACCTGCGGTCACTGCTGCTATTGCATAAGAGTTGCTATGACTGATAATAAAAATGTCTCCAAAACTCCAATGTGATCTCACATTTTTTGCAGCATTAATGATTTTAATCAGCTTTTTATACTGCTGTTCAGTCATGCCTTCTTGTTCAATTTTTAAGAAAACTTCAAAAGTGTAAGGGTCGGCTTTTGGTGACTGATTAAACCATTCCCGAACTGTGATATTTAAATCCAAACTGGTAATGGCTTGTTCAAGGGCTTTGATCGTGCCTTTGTAACAGTGCAGTTCGTAGGCATTTACAATGACATTGCGCTTTTGTTCCTCACTCCAGTTTCGATCCCACTCGTCAACGGAATGTTCCCATGCCAGAAATGGCAGAATTGAAGCGTCAACAATTTGCGGTTGATTAAAGTCACGAGCCGGTGTACTGACAGCAGAAATTCTGGCAAATGCCAAAGCAAAGTTTTTTTCAAATGGTGTCGTGTTGGGTGGGAATAAATGTGCCGACATTAATCTTCTCCGATCAATTTAAGCGTTACGCTGTCACAATAACCTACTTGCCCGGAGGCAATGCTAATATTCCCGGATGGACTAACGAGATCAACATATTCGACGCCAGGGCGATGTAATGCTTGATAAATTCCGGAAATACTGACGTCAGCTCCAAGTGAATGAATACTGTCGGTATATGTTTTTAGCGTTGTAGTTGCATCTGCAAGAATGACATCTGCATCCGGCCCATCTTTAATTTTAATATTGGCCACAATGTTGTAATGTACGATACTGGCAGAATAAACATTAACATGATCCGTTAATGGCCTTATTTCACTGGCATTTAATGCACTTGAGACAATATCAATTAAATCTTCGGGAGCTGTCCCATTCCCTTCGGTCGATAAAACATAAATACTGACAATTCCCGGAGTTGGGGAATAAGGTTCAATGTCTTTAACCCGAACATCTGCATTCATACCATGAAAAATATAAGCACCTTCGGATCCGGCTGTTGTGTAACCTTCAGGCGCAAGCTGTACACGTTGGCGCAAGGATGCATCGGTTTCCATGATTGCTGTTGTAGTCGCTGTGGCTTCAGTGATCATACGACGAGATAGATTGCGCTCTGCTGCTTTATGATCCAAATCTGTGCTACTACTATATGCAAGCAATACGGCTCTTGCGGACTCGTTGGCACGTTGTCTTACTAACATTTCTCGATAAGCAAAAACCTCTGCAAGTTTATAGGCAGGATCAGATTCTCTTAGCGTTGAATACTCAATGTCCAGAGCATCCATGCGGTCGTAATAGTCCTGAATAATTTCTGCAAGAATGGTTTCATAGTCGATTTGTTCGACGACTTCAGGCGGTGAAAGTTGAGAGAGATCGATTGCTGTCATGCAGCTGCTCCCATTTGTAATGGAATATTTAGATTAATTTTCTGATCGGTAAGTAAGTAAACGGCTTCAATATCAAGAATTAACGAGCCTGCGGCAAGTTCTGAAATTGTGATCTGCTCGATAATGATACGATCTTCCCAGCGTGTGATAGGCGTATAAATTGCGCTATAAAGTTTAAGAATCAGCACATCAGTTACTGGCTGATCAATTAGGTCAGCAATGATTGAACCGTAATCTCGACGCATAATCCTACTGCCGAGTGGTGTAGTAAGAATGTCTTGTATGCTTTGCTTGATATGCTCAAGTTCTGCAAGAATACGACCATTAAATCTTGACATCATGGCACGGGTTCTCCAGATATGTCAGAACCTGATTTAACATTAGCTGTCAGATGGTGTTTTAAACTGATATCACCAGCTGTTACATCGGCTTCTGTACTAAAATGACCAGATGAATGGCTGCTACCTTGTACTAATTGGCTTCCACCAACTGTATTATTACCCGTCATGGCTACGCTTCCATTGGTTAGGACGTTACCGTTGATGGTTGTATCACCATTTAATGTGATGCCACCTGGTGCAGTAATAGTTGCAGTACCATCGACTGGTAAAATGGCTTGTAAGTGATGATTTTCGGCATCGTATTGAATTACTGCTCCGTCGGAAAATTTCCGCATTTTTATATTCGGATTATTTGAAGGTGCCGGAGAGTCGTTACTGTATAAACCAACTAAGACAAAGCCATTGGTTAATTCACCTGATGCAGCAAATACAATACACTGCTCCCCTTTTGTTGGTGCATCCCAAGTCGAGTCTGTACCGGCTCTTAAAGTGAGCCATGGTAAAGGGCAAGTCTTTATTCCTTGAAAATCAACAATACAAAGGGCTTTGTCATGGTCTATTTCAAAGATCACACCAGGACGGATTAAATTTTCAAGACGACGGAGGATATCTATATTCATGCTGCAATCGTGGTGCAGCTTTTTATTTATTGCATGTGTTTATAGTTGTAAATGCTTCAAATACAACTCATTGCTGATTAAAAAAACTTAGGATTTCATTTTCAGTCATATTGATTTCTGACTCGGTAAAGCCAAGTAATTTACGTTGTGCATATTTGACTTTAATCGATTGATTTTTAGCTTTAACTATATCGACCAATCCGTATTGATGTACTCTGGCAATATTTGAAATTCTGTCATTAAAGCCAATGCTTACTCCATTTGGCATTTTTTCTATTTTTAGAAACTTGGCTGTTTTTAATCTGTTAAACATTTTACGTCTAATTTTACCCTTCTTTTTTCTGAGGTTTTTCCGGGGAATATATGGGTTCCCTTCTGGATCTTGTTGCCGGGTAATGCGCTGGCTTTGGCTTTTACGAATCTGTCGAGCAATATGCATGGTAAGTTTGCTACGCTGTTGATCATTTAGCTGATTCAACAATGCATTGAGATGCTCGGTCAGCAGTTCCAGCTCTGCCATTATAAAAAATATTCCTGTTCTGGATCTCGGGATTGCCATGATGCTAGGGCGGTACCATCTTTGTCATACAAAGTAACTTGTTTTGATGGTTCTGCCTTATGATACTGCGGTTCTTCCGGATAAGTGATGGTTAGCTTGTCATGATCATTTTTAACAATGATACGTTCAGTGACTGGAATCTGAATCACAAGATCAACTTTATCATTGGATAAAATTTCTGCTTCGAACTTAATGGCACTTTTTGATTTTTCAAGATTTGCCATTAATTCTGATTGATTAATGCGAATCCAGTCCAGCACTGGAATACTCACCGCTGCAAGATCACCGGCATAGTCGGTCAAAATTAATGTCAAGGTATAAACATATTCAAATGACAAGCCATTGGCCAGTGTACTTCTGACCGTTCCTTCATCAGCGAAAACCAGAACTCGTTCTGGATCTCGCTTGAGTTCTGGTATAGCAGAAAGTAAATGATCTTTTAAACTTTGCGGTTTTTTCATGCTGCTTTGGTCTCGCCATAAATTGGTTCAAGATGATCCCATTGCTTTTGGAACTTGGCCTGATAACCCAATTTTTTATAATTCGGACCGTTATACAAAGTAAAAACCGCTTCCCAATTTTGTGCTCGCAACGCATCAATCAGTTTCACTTTTTTATTGGCAATGGTACCGGATTTAAATTCGATAAATCGAATAAAAGCATCAAGATGATAAGATTCGCTGGCATAATGCTGATCAACAAATTCCTGTACAGATGCATAACCTAAATCTTTCCAGTTCTCAGCCATGATTTGGAATTGTCCCCAACTTGCAGACATCAAAGCAGATTCTTCATCAATTTGCTTTGCCAGCTCAAGACGGACATATTCCGCAGCATTACCCTGATAGCCACCTGTAGCGGTGTTGACCACATTGGGATACTTAGCCATCATTTTATTGGCAAAATCGAGACCTTTTTTCTGTTTGAGATAAACATACATACGATGACGTTCAAACAAAATCTTGGGTTTACCATTGCTTAGAAAACCTACGCCATTGCCTTCAACTGCACCAAATACCCTAATAGTGAGTTCTGATACATTCAAACGTTCGGCTGCTGCTTTGTAATCGCTGTCTTTAAGCAGTTTATCAACGGATTGGCCCAGTAATGCTTGTCGGGTTTTATCTCCGACTTTACCATCTGCAACTAAACCAACTTTTGTTTGAAAAGAAATGACTGCAAATTCGGTTTGTTCACCAAAATCACCGTCGGTAACCAAATCCTTGCCATTTTTACCTTTGTAGCCCAACTTTTTAAGTTGCTGCTGCAATGTAATGACTTCATTGCCTTTTGAACCAAATTTTAAAATCATGATGCACTCCAGATAAGTTTTGCCACATTACCTTTTGAGCGCAATATCAGTACTGCGAGGAGTACTGCAAAAATAGCGTCCCATAGGGTGACTGGATCTTTAAAAAATAGAATGTGAATTGATTGCCCAATGAATGCTGCGATCAGGATTGTGGCCAGTACAGAATATTCCTGACGCTGACGTAAACCGGAGGAATCAAAACAAATAATCCGGAGTCCACAGATCAGATAAGCAAATAAGGCAATCAGTTGAAAAATAATTTCGATCATGGCTTTCCTCCTCCACGAAATTTATTCCAAATGTCAGATAGGCTGGATTGGTCAACCCAGACCATAATTTTTAAAATAATCGGTAACGAAAAAATGGCAGCGATCATGCCTGCGGTTGCGTCATTATTGATAAATGATCGAGCTGTAATTTCTGGCGTCAGCAAATAACCAATGCCAGTTGCAAGGATCATCGTCATTAATCGCTGTAGTGGTTTTAAATCTTTTTTCGTGGTTGCAAATAATGCAGCACCAAAGACTGCACCTAATAAGGCATTGCCGTTGACGAATGGTAAAAGGGACGCTGCACCAAGTGTAAGGGCTGTTGCAGCTGCTGTTGTGGTTGGTTCTGCCATGATTTTATAAACTCACTTAATCCCACAGTTGTATGGTTTGTTTGGTCTGTTGGGGTGTATCGATGTCAGGTAAAATTACTTCGGTACCTATTGGCAAAATCACACCGATGTCTGCCAGCTTTGGATTTGCTTCTAGCACTTTTTCAACAACACCAGCACTCCGTCCATAATATCTCCAGCAAATACTGTCGATGGTGTCGTTCTGGATGGCAGTTATGGTCTGGGTCATTAGATTCAATCCTGACTATCCAATAACTCAGTAATCGTCACATCACAGTGATATGAGGTTGGATTAATGCCGTTGGATCTAGAAAATAATCTGGTTTCTGAACTAACGTTATGTCTTGATAAATCCAAACCCAATTTTTCAGCTACCTGATTCAATGACAGTCGTTTCAACTCTTCTTCAGTAAAAGAATAGGTATGTGTCCGTTTATGGGTTTCTTTAGAGATAATTTTCATAAAGCACCTATGGTTTTTTTGGTGGACTAAATAGACGTTCTGGACCATCTACTAGCATAAATTCACTATCGAACTTTGCTTGTGAGCAAGGTTGGTAACCACCGCCTTGTGCTTGATTCTTACAGCCAAAACATTGGCAAGGCTTTTTTTCAAGAAAATGTAGACTTTGATGTCTATCACCACAAAACCAAAACTCAACATTTATGGCATGAATATCTATTCCAATTTTCGTAGATATCGCTTCAGCAAGAATTTTTGAAACTTCATGATGTTCTAGACAAATGATTGTGCTTTTGCCGTTTGGTGTCATTAAGGTGTATTTCTTCATATCAACTCCACCACGGTATGGTTTTCACCAAGTAATTGCTGAATGGCCCAATGTTTGTTACGTCGGTAGTCTTCTGAGGTACACTCCATCAGTTCTGATTTTTTTGCACCGGAATTGGTACTGTCATAAGCCGGATACTTCTCAATCACTTTTGCGGCCACACCATTAGCCACCGCAGAAAAATATAAAACTTCTGTATCAGGTTTATCATCAACATGGCTCTTTGCTAGATCTGCTAATGTATCTGCCGTCATGACCAGTTTTGACAGCAAGCGATTTACATCGATCATTTCTTCCCGAACAATTTGACGTAAGCGAATATCTGTGACATCTCCACCAATACGAACATCGCTCCGGATTTCATCAAGAAAAATGACAGGGAAAAATGTGCCATTCGAGATGATGATATTGCTGGGTGTGCTAATCCCATTTGCGACAAAGCTCATAGTTATCTCCTTAAAACACTGGGAGGGGCAATGGCTCGGTGAGGATTTACTGTGATGATAAAATCACGACCATTGCACTCCAGTGTGGTGCGGGGCACTTATTCAGAAGTCGGCACCATATTGCCGTGGTCATCGCCCACAGGCGTTTCATTTTGATTTAACAAAACATTGGTTGGGACTTCTGGCTGTTCTGTTGTTTCTGGTTTTGCAAAAATGGAGTCCAATTTTGCAACTAGCCTTGTCATTTTGGTTAGATCAGTACGTCCACCGCATTTATCATCCCATTTGCAAGCTTGATCCAGAAAATCGCTTGCTCGTGTTGCATGAACAAAGTCGACTAACTCTTCACCTGTGATTAATCGCATCTCAGCTTTACCAAGTGCTAAATAAAGTTTTGCTTTAACTTCATCCGGCATATCACGTTTTGATTTATCCAGTGTTTCATCAGTAATCAAACTTTCAAGCCGTTCCAGAATGGTGATATCAATAGCGACATCTGTTTTAAGTACTTTTAAAAATGCTTCTGAAATTTCTTCTGTAATGAAGCATGCTTCGCTACGCTCAAAGCGATCAGGAAGTTTTAAATCGTGTTCAAGTACATATTCGGCAATATCAAGTGCAAATTCATAATCAGCAATATCAATCGCCCAAACTAGAACTTGAGTAACGACTTCGTCCTGTACACCCGGTTTTACTTCCAGAATGCCTTGAATATAAGGCTTGTAATTTGGAACAAGCTGGCGTTTTAGCTCAACTTTGTTCTGTTTGGACTGGATCTGCTTAAGACGGGCTTTATCGCTATTGAGTTGTAATAGTTGCTGTTCATAAGCATTGGTATTTTGCATCGTTCCGAACTCCGCAGCCGTTTCAGCTGCGGATTTGGCTTGATGCTGTTGGAAGTGCTTTCGAGCCAAGTTCATGACAAATTACTCCGCCTGAATTTCGATATTTTCAGCCATACAAGCCAGACCAAGATCTTCGATGTAATAATCTTCATTTGATGATTCGTAGTTTTCGACCTGATCACGTTTTGGATTGTCAATTACAGTTCGACGAATTGCGCCTTCTTGCATGTAAATTGAAAGATTATCGAAAGTTGTGACTAGAATGATGCCTTCAGGGAAAAATGGTATTGAATATACTGGTAGATTACCCATGCGTTTTTGACTGATGATGATATCTGCTGCCAGTTTTTCTGTATTTTCCTGATCTTTGTTCACCAGAGGGAAATATTTATCAGAAACTGTTTTTCGGTTACACATCACTACCAGATCAGGATTATCCTGATGGACTTCATCAATCATTTCATCAACAATATTCATCACTAACGCATCTAGGTTTTTATAATCGCCTGTTTTACCTACTGTGATTTTATTTTGAACAGTACCTGAACTCATAACTCGCGAGGTATTCTCTTCTCGCATTTTTTGCAACCAGCCTTTATTGACATCTTGCAATTTTGGATTGGCAACAATATCGGTATCTGCTGCAATACTTGTACCATTGAAGCCAATCATGATACGGTCAAGAGCCTGGCGTTTAATAATCACACCACGGAAACGAGCATAGAAATCTTTAAATTTTGCCCATTGATCCAGTTTTTGATATTTAATTGACGTATCAAAGTCTGTTTTACGGCAAAAATAAAATCGGCTATCCAAACCTGTTGGATCTTTAGTTTGACGATCGCTATTATTGGTATTAGTACGTGATGCAATAGGTCGAGAAATTCCAATACCAATGGCCTCAGCGGATTGTTCATTAACCAAATAAATATTAATTCTTCGCAAAAATTCAGATGATTCCTGAATTCTCTCTTTAAGTTTCTGCTGAACCGATGGCGTTACGGTAAATTTTTGAGCGACATTTTCAACACCATTGAGCTTGGCTAACTGTGTCATCGCTTTATTAAACTTTAATCGTGTTTCTGGACGCATAATAATTACTCTAAATTTTGGGATTAAATGGTTTGAGTCAGCTGCTTAACAGTCGACTTCACCAATGTCTTGACTAAACTGACTGTTGTTTGACTCTGGACGATTCTGTCCACCCGGTTCCTGATCCAGCTTAGTTTTTAAGTCATTAAAATCTTTTTGCAGCTGCTCATGCTGGGTTTTAAGCTGACTGAATTCCTGACCCTGATCTGCGGTTTGCTGTGCAATCACAAGAATGGCCTGTTCATTTTGTGAAAAATGATCTTGGGTTTGCTGTTGTTGCTGTTCCTGTTTCTTAAACAGATTTTTGACTTTATCGACCAGATCACTGGCGAATGATTTATCGTCTTTAACTTCTTCAAACTCCAGGATTGTTTCCTGTGCTGCAGTAAAAATATCATCCGGTCGTAATTTACGATCAGCCAATGGATTGACCTGTGCTTTGGCCGCAAATTGCAACATTTCTGTACCCAATGATGCGGGGCTGTCTGTGACAGCCAAACCGACTAAATAAGCCTGATTGGTTTTTGCAAAATTTGGATCAACTTCAATGGACGTATAAATTTTTTGGTTTTTCTGGTTTAAATCGATCAAATTTTGGTTGGGTTGAATTTGAGCAAAAAGTGCATCTTTTTCTTCCCCATCAATGGTGACTTTTTCAGTTTTTAAGGCAATCACGTCCCCATAAGCACCAAATGCACTGTCAGGGAAATAACTCCGGATATGCTCCACATTGATACGGGCACCGTAAGTATCTGGATTGTAGGTTTTTGCCATTTGCTGAATCCATTCAGCCGAAATTTCACGGCCATCGGTGGTGTCGCCTGCTACTGCAATTCGAAACCATCTGGATTTAAATTTTTTGGGCTGATTTTTATCGGTCATTCTGCTGTACCTGTTTAAAGGGATAAGGGCTATTTCAATAGGTGCAGAATGGGCAATCAGACTGTGTACCTGCAATCTGTTGTAGTTGTAAATCAGGCATATACAACTCTGTATAACTGCTAAATGTGTGATCACCTGCCAATGTTTGCGAATAAATCGTCAGCAAACCGCAGGATATGAACGAACTTTCACAATTAGCAAATTTAGAGCTGCTACTCGACAACAAACTCAAAGCCAAATTTTTATATTGGCTCGGCTGGAAAATTGTCGATATTGCGGAAGCTCTAGATGAGAATGAGCGAACTGTACAGGCTTGGAAAACCCGGGAAGAATGGGACAAAACCCGACCAGAAAATCGGGTTGAAGAGGCCTTAACGGTCCGATTGATGACAATCACCCTTAAAAATAAAAAATCAAATGGTGACTATAAAGAACTGTCCGAGCTGTTTAAAAATTACAAAGAGTTTGCTCGGATTGAACGATTCAAAGACGGTGGTAATGAAGCAGATCTCAATCCAAATATCGCAAAACGTAATGCATCACCGAAAAAGAAAAAAGAGAATAATCAATTTACTGAAGAACAAGTTGAGCTGCTCATTGCAGCATTTGAAGACAGTCTTTTTGACTATCAGAGGGATTGGTATAAGGCTGGCAATCAACGTACTCGAGTCATTTTAAAAAGCCGACAAATTGGTGCAACTTGGTATTTTGCCCGAGAAGCTTTGGTCGATGCAGTCAAAACTGGTCGAAATCAAATTTTCCTGTCTGCTTCAAAAGCCCAAGCACATATTTTCAAAGAATATATCAAAGGCTTTGCTTATGAAGCCTGCGGTGTTGAACTGGTTGGTGATCCAATTATATTGCCGGATAACAATCAGGCATCATTATCATTTTTAGGTACTAACTACCGAACTGCACAAGGCCACCATGGAAATTTTTATTTTGATGAATTCTTCTGGACGTTTGGATTCAATGAGTTAAATAAAGTCGCTTCGGCAATGGCTTTGCATAAAAAATGGCGTAAAACCTATTTCTCTACACCATCCACTATGGCACATGAAGCCTATACATTTTGGACTGGTACCCGTTTTAACCGTGGTCGAACCAAAGATCAAAAACTCAATATTGATGTTTCACATGATGCATTAAGGAATGGTCGTTTATGTGAAGACAGAATGTGGCGACAAATTGTCACAATCTTAGATGCCGAAAATGGTGGCTGTGATTTATTCGACATCGAGGAGCTACGATTCGAATATTCTCCTGAAGAATTTATGAATTTGTTGATGTGCCAATTTATTGATGATGGCGCATCAATCTTTCCATTAGAAATGCTACAGCGATGTATGGTGGATTCATGGGAACTTTGGGCCGATGAATTTAAGCCATTTCACGCTCGTCCCTATGGCAATCGCCCAGTCTGGATCGGCTACGATCCAGCTGAGTCTGGTGACAGTGCTGGTATGGTAGTGGTCGCACCACCGTTGGTGTCTGGTGGCAAATTTCGAGTGCTTGAAAAAATCCAGTTCCGTGGCATGGATTTCAAGAATCAGGCAGAGATGATTCGCCAAACTACCCTGCGCTATTACGTCACTTACATTGGTTTGGATGTCACTGGCATGGGAACTGGTGTAGCCCAATTGGTAAAACAATTTTTTCCAAATCTCACAGAATTCAGTTACTCACCTGAAGTCAAAACTCGTCTTGTTCTAAAAACAATGGACGTGATCAGAAATGGTCGGCTGGAGTATGACGCTGGCTGGACTGATCTATCTCAATCACTTATGAGCATCAAAAAAACCCTAACACCAAGTCAAAAACAGATGACTTTCACCGCAGGACGTTCGGAAGAAATTGGTCATGCGGATCTGGCTTGGGGATTGATGCATGCTTTGTACAACGAACCGCTTGAAGGACAAACACAAATGAACCAATCATTTATGGAGATTTATTAATGAATCCCTATTCTACCGCTAAAAATTTACTGAACTTTGCCATCAATCAATTGCCACTTAATCATAAAATCAGATCACAAAAAACCGAAGCATTTACCTTCGGTGATGCAGTGCCAGTATTGAATGGCAATGAATTATCAGATTATCTCGAGTGTTGGTTTAATGGCCGCTGGTATGAGCCTCAAGTAAGTATGTCAGGGCTTGCAAAATCTTATAAATCTACGCCTTACCTGAATAGTGGAATTATTTTTAAACGTAATTTTCTGGCAAATCTATTTATTCCACATCCTCATTTGAGTTCTATTGAACAAATCTCACTTGATTTTATTTGGTGCGGTAATGCTTATCTGGAAGAAGTTAAATCCAGACTTGGGAATGTAATACAGTACAAGCCAGCTTTGGCAAAATATATGCGACGTGGTAAAGATACTGACCAATATTTTTTATTAAATAATGATCATAACGGCTATCAAGAATGGGAATTTCAGTCAAGAATTTGTCACGTTCGAGAAGCGGATATTGATCAGGAAATCTATGGATCACCTGAATATATCTCAGCACTACAAAGTGCATGGTTGAACGAGTCCGCTACTCTTTTCCGTCGCAAGTACTACAATAACGGATCACATGCTGGTTTTATCTTATATGTAAATGATGCAGCCCAAGACCCAAATGATATTACAGCATTACGAAAAGCACTGAAGGATAGCAAAGGACCCGGTAATTTCCGAAATCTTTTCTATTACGCACCTGGTGGGAAGAAGGATGGCATACAGATTTTGCCAGTCTCTGAAATTGCTGCAAAAGATGATTTCGCCAACATCAAATCAATTACCCGGGACGATACACTTGCAGCACTTCGTGTGCCACCGCAACTCATGGGAATTGTACCAAATAATACCGGTGGCTTTGGGTCAATAAAGGACGCAGCGGAAGTATTTTATCAAAATGAAATTGTTCCACTTCAATCTCGTATGATGCAGATCAATGAGTGGGCTGGTGATGAGGTCATTCGGTTTAAAAAGTATAAACTAGATAATGTGACATAACCCTAATAAAGATATTCATCATTCTCAAGCCAGCATTTGCTGGTTTTTTTTATGCATTTTTAAAAACTCGGCACAAATGAGATTAATTATCACCTATATCCACCATAACGCCAGCCGTTCGCAGTCCCCCCCGCCTGCGATCCCTATCTAAACAATGCAACTTAACTGCATCAAAGGACTCATCATTCCTAACCACAACGACGTTAAATATCAATATTTACAGATGATCACCCTAAATATTTCAATACTGCATTTCACTACACAGATGCACATTTGCCGAAATGACAAAATTGATAAAAATACATAGCAAAAAAGATCATCTGATAAGAATTAAAAAAGTAAAAAATATGTTCTTTATAGGGATATAGAAATATTTGAAGTAATAATGTAATAACAAAATATAAGTTATTGTTATGAATGAAGATATCTCATTACATAAG